GGAAATCCCTGACGGCTTGATTCAGTGCGCCCTGCGGACGAAAAATGAACATATTTCTGCGTATTCAGCTTTAGGGACGGATGCGCTTTTTCTTTATCACGATATATGCGGTGTTGCCTTAGATTCCGCCTGCGTCTCCACGTTGAGTCCTCACAGTTCAATGAGCTGCGGCAGCACCTCGTAAATGGAGAATGTGTTGAAGGCTTCGAGCCACTCGTCCGGATTGTCCGGGACGTTTTCCGGATCAGCGTGTTTCGCCATGATGTAGGCGATATTCTCGAACACTTCAAGGCTTTCGATGTCGAGGTTAGAGCCTTCCTCATCGCCATCCTGCACAGAGGTCTGAAGGGCAGCGAAGTCCTTGTAAATATCCCTGCGGAACTTGATGCGATAAAGGCGAGGCACAGCGGCACTCGCTTTGAACGGAACCTTGATACCGTCAACGGTGATCGTCTTTTTAATAGCCATGCTGTACCTCCTTACTCAGTTGCGCTGCCGCTTTTGGTTGTGCCTGCGGAACGTGTGCCGGTGCTGTTGTTGGTTGCAGCAGTCGGCATATAGACCACATTGTACCAGTTGTCATAGGTCGTCTGGTCAGTGCTTTCGCAGGTCTTGGACTTCACCAGACCATTCGGGAGAGCCGATGCCTTGAGGGACAGCTTTTCCGTCTTGACGGACTTGCTTTCCTCGGTGGTCTCACCCTCGGTCGCAGGACGGGACGCCGAGCAGCAGTAAAGCACATGGCGGATGTGGTTCTTGTCGCCGTCGAACTCGAACATGAGTGCGAACTGCGATGTTTCCGCATCGTTGCGCTCCACCAGAACGCCCTTTGCGTCAAGCTGCTCACCGAGAATCGCCGTTGCAAAGTCGGTTGTGATGAGTGCGACCTCCAGATCGCCGTCATAGCCTGCGTTGTTGTTGATGACATAATACACACTGTTGTCAGCGTAGAAATTCTCGTTTTCGCCGTTCGCATCAATGCTCAGGGATACAGCACCGGGCAGGCGCACAGGCGTTGCGAATGTCGGAACACCGTCGTCCGACCATGCCGTGATTTTAGCCCAGTGAACCTTATTCAGACCAAACTTTACCTTATTCTTCTGCAGTGCCATTGTTATACCTCCATTTCGTAAAGCACCTCGTAGAGCTTTTCGCTCTCGATCCAGCTTTCAGTTTTCGTGTAATAGATATTGTGCTGCGTCAGCACTTCCTCCACACGGCTTTCCGTATCGGGCGACTTCTCATCCGTATACAGTTCCACATCAAGCTGCTTGAAGCTGTGATACATCAGATTATCCGCGCCGAAGGTGTCCTCGCCGGGTGAGAGGAAAATAACAAAGGGCGGTTTCGGAGACTCGCCCTCGGCAAAATGATGATAGGCGAACGGCATCCCGATCTCCTGCATCATTTCATTGATTTCTTCATAGGTCATGACAGCGCCTCCTCGATAAGATGCGTGAGCATTTCTTCGCCATGCGCTTCCGCAGGCGCGATATGCGGCTTGCCGGGGACACGTCCGCCGTTCCGCTTTGCATGACCTTTTTCAAGCAGGTGCGCAAGCTGGTAGCGGTTTTTCGAGTGAACAGTGATTTCCAGCGAGTGGCTGTTCTCCTTCGTTTTCTTGGTCGTCCAGCTTTTTGCATACCGTCCGGTACGCTTCGGAGCATTGGCGGAGATTTCCTTCTTGACGGAGGTGGCTGTCTTTTTCACAGCCGTTTTCATGGCAGAATCGGCAAGGTCAGCATATTCCGTCAGACCGCGCATGATCTCCGCCGCCATATCTTCAATCGAAGTCATCCTGTTCACCCGCCTTTCGTGTACCCGCCGTGATCTTCATATAGTCGAGTGATTTATAATTCGGCAGCACACCGTTGATGTCATACACCAGACCACGGAAGCGGAGCTTGTGCGTGGTGGTATTGATTTTCTTAGTATCGGGTGTCTGCCGGACGGTAAATTCCAGCGATACGACTTCCTTCGTCACGCCTGCATCCGTTGTTTCCGTTGAGGTTTTCACGGACACGGCAGCCCAGCAGGAGAAAACTTCCTCCCACCGGGCTGTGTGGTTGCCGATGCCGTCCACCTTCGTGCTGTGTTCGAGGAAGGCGATGCGCTGGTTGAGCGTTCCGATCTCCATCAGATCACCCCTTCCCGCTGCGCAAAGAGCAGCGACCGGAGTGTCAGCGTCAGCTTGTGGTAGTCAGCACCGTTGCGGTTCTCGTAGAGGTAAGAAACAGTATACAGCATAGCCTGCCGGGTGGTTTCCTCATTGACCGCAAGCGCTTGCTCGTCCATTCTGCCGACGTCCTGCACCAGCCGCTTGGCAGTGTTGATCAGTGAGAGGATGAGTTTGTCATCCTCTGTATGATCCACACGAAGATAGTTTTTCGTTTCAGCCAGAGTAATCATGCACCGCTGCCACTCTTGACCTTCAGTGTCTTGATTGCTTCGGGGAGAATGAGCTTGCCGTCGAGACGCTCCATTGCAAGGAAGCCGACCTGACCGGTCATGGCGAACAGCTCATTCAGACGCTTGAAGGTACGACCGGAACGGTCAGCGATCCAGTAGTAGCTGAAATCGCCGAATGCCATACACTTCTTGCCCGCACCGATCTCCGGCACATAGCTGGAGGTCTTGTAGGGGCGGTTGAGAATCGTATCGGGAACGCCTGCCGCAACGGAAGGCTGCCAGATGTAGTTGCCGTTGCCGTCCTTGAGCTTACGGAGTGCCTTGACCGTAGAATCGTTCAGCACCCAGACCGCCTTCTTGCGGTAAGGGCTGCGGAGCGAATAGAAAAGCTCCATGACATCATCGAAGGTGATGCTTGCGCCTGCGGTAGTCGCGCCGTCCTGTGCGCCGCCGGTTGCATTGAAGATACCGGTAGGCTTACCGGTGCCGTTGCCGATGAAGAAGGCTTCCTCCTCCTTTGCACCGATACGACGGGCAAACTCACGGGCGATATACGAAGGGAGGTCGAATACGGAGTCATTAAGAAGCTCCTCGGAAATCTTGATCGCCGTACCGAGCTTGTATGCGGAGAGCGATGCCTGACCGAAGGTGTCATCGGAAAGCGTGTACTGCTCCTCCTCATCCATCCAGACCGCATCGCCCTTCGATGTCACGATCGGGATCTTGCGGTCGCCGGAACTGGTCTTGATAACCGTCGCCATCTGGCGGAAGATGTTCTCCGCCTCAAGCGCCTCGATGAGCTTGCGCTCGAACTCGTCCGGCACGAGGAAGCCACCCTCGGTGTCCGTACCGACATGAAGATCGTTGCGCACATCGATCCAGTTGCGGTTGCGGATGCTGTTCCAGAAGGCATCGCTGTATGCTGCAGATGCGGTTCCGGTCTTTTCCGGCTCGGTGTTCTGTGCGGCAGGCGCAGTCAGAATGGGAGAAGTGGTAGCCTTCGCCATATCCGCTTCAATTTCCGCCTGACGCTCCATGCGCTGGATCTCCTTGCCGAGGTTCACGATGGTTGCTTCCATTGCGTCATAGGTCTTGCTGTCCCCCTCGGAAAGCGTACCGTCAGCCTGACGCTTGCTGTCGAGGAAGTCGCGGGCAGTATCCCACGCCTTCGCTCTCTTTTCACGAAGTTCCTGAATAGTCATGTTACATACCTCCAATCAGTATTTCAGAAGATTCAGCCGACTCATAAGCTGATCTACGGGTGTACCTTTGTGTTCTGCCCACTTCGCATCTTCAGGCGAAGCGTGCAGGCTGCATTTCCTTTGGCAGCCTGCTGAGACCTTCTGCATCAGGCTCTGCATGGTCGCCGTACGTGAATAGGACATTGCCGTGAGAGTGTCCTCCTTCGGCTCGTCCTCCTCCGGTGTATCTTCATCGGGCTTATCATCCTCGTCCTGCTTCGGCTGCGGCTGACCGCTTGCGAACAGAATACCGTCCACCAGTCCGAGGGACTGTGCCTTTTTCGCATTCAGCCATGTTTCCTCGTCCATCATACGGGCGATCTTGCTGCGGCTCAGACCGGACTTTTCCTCATAGGCGTTGATGATGCTCTCCTTGACCTCGTCAAGCAGCTCGATGGCTTTCTGCATCGCTTCCTTATTGCCGAAAGCGACCGTCGAAGGATTGTGGATCATCAGCATTCCCGTCGGAGCGATCAGGGTTTCATCACCAGCCATTGCAACAACGGAAGCGGCACTTGCCGCAATTCCGTCGATCTTGACTGTGACTTTGCCCTTATGATTGCGCAGCATCGTATAGATCTGCGAAGCGGCGAACACATCCCCGCCGGGTGAATTCAGCCAGACGGTCAGGTCGCCGCTGACCTTTGAAAGCTCGTTACGGAACATGGCAGGCGTAATCTCATCACCGAACCATGTGTCTTCCGAAATCGGTCCGTTGAAGATCAGCTCCGCAGAGCCTGTATCCTCATTGCGCACCCAGTTCCAGAATTTATTCATTGACATTTTCTCCTTTCTCCGCCGCAGCGGGCTGTTCAGCAAATGCGCCTGCATCTGCCAGTTTCGTAAAGCTGCCGTTCACCAGATACAGATTGCCACCGTCCTCATCCGGAATAGCGTTCATGTCCTCCAGTTCACGGATATCGTTGGCGGACATCCAGCCGTTCTGACGTGCGGTCGCATAGCCCTGCATACGGCTTGCATAGTCGCCGCGCAGCAGACCTTCCACATTGAACTTAATGAAATAGCGCCCCTTTTCGGAATCCGAAAGAAGCGCTTTTTGTAGTCCCTGTTCCCAGCGTACCAGCCACGGATCAAGGGTGTATTTTACGAATTCCAGCGACAGATGCTCGATGTTGCTGAACGTAGCATGGTCAAGGTCGCCGATCATGTGCAGCGGCACACGATACAGGCGGGCAATTTCCTCGATCTGGAATTTACGGGTTTCAAGGAACTGCGCCTCATTATTCGGAATGGAAATCGGCGTGTACTTCATGCCCTCTTCGAGGATTGCGGTCTTGTGGGCATTGCTGCTGCCATACGCCCGCTGCCAAGCCTCACGCACACGCTCCGGGTTTTTGATCACGCCCGGATGCTCCAGCACCGCCGAGGGCGATGCGCCGTTTGCAAAAAACGATGCGCCGTATTCGTCGCAGGCGACCGCAAGCCCGATGGCGTTTTTCGCCATTGCAATGGGGCTGTATCCGACCAGACCGTCAAAGCCCAGTCCCGGAATATGCAGCACCTGTTCCATCGGCAGAATGATCTCTCCCTGCTGCTTGAAATTCGGGTTATGTTCGTCGTACCGGCTGTAGCGGTAGATGAGCCTGCCGCGATCGTCACGGTCAACACGCACCTTATCCGGCATCAGCGGGTACAGCCCGATGACGTCACCTCTGCCGTTCCGGATGATCTGTGCATAGGCGTTGCCGTAAATCAGCAGGTGCGCCATGAGCGTTTCCCGGAAAACGAACGATGTCATTTCGGGATTCGGCTGGTCATGCAGCAAAAAATAAAGCGGGTGCTTCGGCACTCGCTCTTTTCCGTTATCGGTGTATTGGTAAACGTGCAGAGGAAGCTGCGCAATCGCCTCCGACAGCACTCTCACACAGGCATACACCGCAATGATCTGCATTGCCGTGCGGTCGTTGACACGCTTGCCTGCCTGTGTCCGCCCGAAGAAATAAGAACTTGTCTTCACAAGAAAAATATGGTATAATAGAAGAGCGATGAGATATACAAGTGATATGACAGATAGTCAATGGGAAATAATAAAGCCGATATTACAGGGAGCAAAATACAGAAG